AGCGACTTGCTTTTGCCACATTTCGTGCAGGTCTTTTCCGTCACAGGTAAACTCCACCATAGGTTATCTCGTAGGCGCAATCATGTAGCTTCGAGCCACGGCGCCAAGGAGTTGCCCTAGCGCTGGCGTAGTCCGATTGCCCCATTTGGCCGAAGTTCTTCGTACCGCGCTGCTTGTCACGCATTATTGCATCGTCAAGCAGGGCCTTGAAGAGAGTGTTATGAAGGCCGATCTCATCCCCGTTCCGGCTCTCGGCCACGGCAAGGCACGACTCCTTGTACACCTCCGACATTTGCATGCCGCCGAGCGGGTACGGAGCCGCGTCAGACATGACGCCAGCATAAGCGTCGTAGCTGTAGTAGAGAGTGTAATCGTCATCCGACTCCGGGTAGGTGAGGATTTCCTGCTTCTGGCCAGCCGTTCCATCCGATGCCTTGTAGCGAGTCGCCGCCCAATACGGAGCTTGATTCCTATCTGAAGCAGAACGCATGTCCAGGATGGTCGCAAGCGAAACCATCTTGATCGGCGCTTTGTGCTTATCCGGTGCGTAGTGGAGTTCCCCAATGATGCTTCCGTAATCATCAGGCAGATCGTAGTCCCCGACATCCGCTACGATAGCCAACGTCGTTGTGGGACGAAGGAATGACCAGTTGTACCCAGCATCATTGCCATCTGCCGCGAATGGGTAGAGGACGCGGCGATAGCCAGTTTGAACAATCGCTTCGATGATCGCTTCTTGGGTAGCAGTCCAGTTGGCGATCGTCGTTCCGAAACTGAGGTAATAGGCAACAGCTTGACGGATCTCGGGATACCCAAGCGTAAGAGTCGATTCAGCCATACGCCAAGCCTTGTAGTAGTAGGCAGCCGACCCGGGAGGAAGAGAGAACTCCCAGGTCGGCGCCAATCCCGCGCGGATATTGTTTACCCAAGAGTTACGCCAACTGCATGCTGCGTAACCCAGACACCGTTGGTGTCAAACGCATCCCAGTTGAGCGTAATCTCTTCGAGATCAGCGTCAAGAGTGATGGTCCCAAGCGCGCCGGTTCCATCGGCACTGGCGTGTCCGTCGATACCGCTATCAACGGCAACAACCACATCGTTCGTCTGCGCTTCGCGAGCCACGAATGCCTTGCGCATACCAGGGACAATTCCATCGGCGAGGGTGGCAGTGGCGTTACCGCCAGTGCTGATGTCGGTGTCGAGATACGACACGCCACCAACCATGAAGGTGGTCGCCCCACCGTCAAGCAAGCCGTCAGTGTTCGCGACCACGTTCTCGACGAGGCCAGAGGGCGGACCCTCTTGGAGCTTCGCAAAGCACGGGCCAGCATCCGTACCGCGATCGATGGTCTGGAGGGGAACACAGGTGCCCTCGCCCTCGAAACCCTTGTCGCGGAAGTAACCGGCATACGCCCCGCCAGCCTCGCACGTCAACACGCCGGCACCAATCGTAGTGCTAGACTTCGACAAGACTTCGCAGAAGCTACCGGGCGCCCAAAGCTCGACCATCTGACCGCCAGGCTTAGCCGAGCGGGGTCTCGCCACGACACCGGCAAAGTACCGGGCATTCAGAATCGTCGGCAGCGCAACTCTGTTGCTGCGCCGTCCGTCGACAAGGGCCGCATCGCCAGAGTCCCAAACGTAACAAAGGCCCTGCCCCTTGAGAAGGGCCGTGGTGCCAGTAAACCAGCAAACCAGCAAGCGGCCGTTGGGGCTCTTTTCATGGGCGTTCACGCTCATGTCCATAGTTGTCTTTCCTCTAAGCAGAGTTTGTTGTTGTTGATTGAGACTACGCGATGTTGAACAACGCTTGCCGACGCAGGTTCGTGCAAACCATCTGAAGCGAAGCGTCGAGATCGACTCGCCGCACGAGATGCTTACCCTGAACCATGTAAGGCTTGGTTAGGTTGCTTTCCCATCCGCTCAACACGCCGACAGCAAGCCACTTCCAATCCAGCATGTAGATCGGATTCTGAGCGTCGTCATCGAGATACGGAGCGTACACAACCGGCGTGGACTTGAACAGCGTCCGGCCGCCCTTGGAATCGAGATCGTTCCCGAGGTTCATGTTCTGATCCTCGAGAAGTTCCTCCATGATTCCGAGCACGCTATCGTTCGTGTAGATTCCGTTCTTCATCGAACCCAGCTCGGGCTGCGTGTGAGACACAGGAGAACGGAACTTCGTCTTCCGATGGCCTCTGCGCATCTTGCGAATCAAGTCTTCCTTCGTGACTGCGACGTACCGGGAGAACCAATTGGCGTGTCGAGCCTGCACAAGCTGACTGATGCCGGCCTTGCCGGAGGCGAAGCCGGCCGGATTGGCACCATAGAAACCCTCGTTGGCGGGGTCCACAGGTTCGGTGATCCAGTATTCGATCCCGTACGGCGTACGATCATCGGTCGAATCGACAGGCTTGCCCCAGAGGATTTCCTCAAGAAGCTCGTACCACGAGATCATCATACCCACGTACCGGGTATTCACGAGATCCACGATCTTGTTCGGGCCACGCTGGAAAGCGGGCTCGCGCTGATCGTAGATGTAATGCGCGTTCACATGGCGGGGCTCAACGGAACCCTTGATCATGGTGTCAGTGATCGCGGAACCATCCGTCTCGAAGAGACCGACGGTACGAGCACTATGGTTGTGATCGATCTGCGCCTGGAACTCCCAGGGATGACCGCCACCGAACTGCTTCTGGCGGCCCTTCCACATCTCCCGAACCGCAATGTGATCTGAGAGATCGCACTGCATGTCGAGGAAGGCACCACGCTTGACGAGGTTTTCCTGGGTCAGGAGAACAGCATCATCTATGTCACTGAATGCCAAACTCATTGCACTAATCCTTTCCCACTAATGGGATCGTTTCCCTGAGTATCGCACGGCTTCCAGGAGGATGTCCTGATCATCATTAACGAAGCCGAGCATTGAGTTACACTTACGACAGAGCCAGCCACGAAAATTGCCTGTCACGTGGGAATGATCCAAGAGGAGTTTCTTATCCCCTTCTTCCACACCGCAAATGTCGCAGAAACCAGTAAAGGCACTTCTGATTTCTCGCAGATCCGCAGTGCAGGGTTCATAGTCATGCTTCTTGGCATGCCTAGCAGAAGTTTGTAAAGCAATGACGAACCGATCCGCATTGTCATGCCATTGCTTATTGTAACTCTTCATTACCTCGTCGCTTTGTGATTCCCTCCACCTGCGCGTTTGCTCGCGATGCTTCTCTGGATCGGCATCATACCTTTCCTTCGCAGCGGCAAGTCGCTTCGCCTTGTGCTTGCGATAAGACTTCTGAACCTTCCTCACGTCGCAAGCCTTGCACTGCCCATTGAACCCATCGCAATTTTCCTTCCTCTTCCCGAAAAGAGCAATCGGCTTAACCTCACCGCACTTCGTACAAGTCTTGAGTTGCGTTGATTCAGCCATGTTACTTGTCGTCACCGAAGTTGAACTTCTTCGACAGCAAGGCAGCAGTCTCCTCTTCCGGAGTCTCACTGGACGGCTTCTCTTCGCGCCTACCGGCACGACTGACATGCTGCCTGCCACGCTTGTCTAACTTGCCCTTGAGCTTCTTCTCCCGCATGCCGGCCATCTCCTCACGCAGGACAAGCCCGACCGCCTTCTTGAATAGTTCGTCCCGCGGCGGGATCGGCCGACCAGTGGCCTGCAAACCCGCGAGTAGAACAGTAACCTCCCCGGCAATCTCCTCGCGCTTAGCGTACTGCTGCCCACTCCGATCGAGAGCGCTATGAGCGCCCGTACCGAGAACCTCGGCGTAATCCTCACCGAGACCCGAAACCTGTCCGTCAAACCATTGCTCGACCTCACGCGCAGCCGATGCTGCGTTGGCCTGCGCACCCTGCTGCTGATTCTCCTGTAGCTCCTTGATCCGTTCCCTCTGTTCGCGAATCTCCTTCGCGAGTCCGCCGAAGGCGCTAATAGTTTCCTCGTCGTACTGATCCGGATCGAGATTCTCAAATTTCGCGAGGGGGTCAGGGCCTTCCTTAGCTTCGGCCTGAGCGGCAACTGGGATTCTCTCCAATACTGAACACGCACGTTCGAGAACCGCATCATTCGGGAAGTCTTGGACATCGGCCGAGGACATGCCCGCCCGAATCGCACGAGCGAAAACCTCAGGGTCGCGAACGGGAGCCGGGGGCGACTTTGGCTTTACGGCCGGCGCCACTTGTCCGCCGTCGGCTTCTCCCTGTACGGCTCCTCCATCTCCCTCACTAGCGGATTCAGCCTTATGCCGTTCTTCTCCGGATTCGGAATCACCTGTTCGCTCTTCACTGTCCGCATTCGCTTCGGAATTGCCTTCCACACCATTTTCGACATCCCCCTCCTCTTTAGCGTCTCCTGCGTCGACTTGATCGGCAGTACCATCGACATCGGCCTCGGCCTCAGCAACGAAAGACTCAGCAGCTTCGCTGATCTGTTCCGTGTACTCTTTACTCAGTGCCATGATGTACCTCTCTCTTCGCTGTTAGTTTCTGTCGTGTAAATTGCGAGCCTTCAGGGCCCGCTCGCGATGATTCTTGTCACGGTAAATCGGGTCCCCGTCATGGTTGACTTCCGTCGGGACGCCACTCTTCTTCAGGAACTCCCTAAGTTCCCCGGCCTGTTCGGCATTCACACCACTGCCGACACACGGCTCCATTGGCCAGCCGGCCGCGGCTGGAACCTTCACTTGCTCGGCTCGATAGTCACGCCTGGCAGACTTACCGTCAACGTAGACCGCCTTCGGAGCCTCCCCCATCGGGAAGACTCTCTCGACTGTCCCTTCACCCTTAACAGTGTAACAGTATGCCGGCATGGCGCTCTCCTCGAATGTGACCCCCTCGGGCATCCCTACATTATACCACACCGGCATTACCATGTCAATCGGAAAATCCGTTAACCCTAAAAGAGATCGTACAATCCCCTCTTATACCAGGGTTTCCTGGCTTTCGGGTCCGGCTTTTCTCCAGCCACCTTCTGCATTCCGATGCCAATTTTCCCAGGCAATTCACCGAATGGCCCGCCAATATCCTTTGGACCTGCGGCTGCCTCGGCTTCGCGTTGCTTGCGAATTCGATCCTTGGCTATCTGAAGCTTCTCCGCCTCGGTAGCACCGGCCGGATACTTCGGCTTCGACTCCGTGGGCTTCGCCGGCGCCGGCTTAGGCGGCGGCTGCGCACCGCGCCAACTCGTGAGTAATCTGATCAATTCGTCCATCACGCACCCTCCTGACCTTGCCCCTGAAGGAGCTGATTGAGTAAGTCGGAACTTCCACCCGAACGAGATGGCGGTCCAGATTGTTGCCGCTGAGGCGGCCCGGAAGCAGACCGCGACGGAGGCGCGCCACCTTGCGGCGGCGCGGCCGCCTGATCGATGAATGTGACAATCTCTGAAAGCTCCGGGAAGTCAGCGTACTTCGCAACCATCCTAATGATCGCTGCCGCATCAACCTGCCCACCTTGACGCTGAATCTCCGGAAGCAACGGAGCGATGTACGTTTGCATGATGAAACCGAGCCTTTGCAATTTCTGGCTTGGCGAATCATCCTGCAAGCTGTAGACATCGATGTCGAGATTGAGAGAATCGAAATCCCCCTGTTTCGAGTCAGCATTCCACCGAACCGGAATCGTCATGTCCGTTCCGGGAATTGGCTTATCAAGCATGCGCTCGCTGACCGGATCGTTCCACTCGTAGAACGCAAGCTGCTTAAAGATTTCCTTGACGAAATCGATTGTGCTCCCCGCCATCGCACGCATCTGTGCACCGGCCGACTCAGTGAGTAACTTGTCCTGGCCCACGGTTTCCGTCATCGGGGCCAGGCCGCCGAGCGCATCGATGTTACCACCAAAGTACGAGAACAGTTCCTTGCATTGCAAATAGAACGCAAGCGTATTCGGCGACACGCCGCCAGCCTCTAGCCGCTCGGGTTTAGGCCCGGTGTAATGAACGCCCTCCCCGTCCTTTGCACCCTGGAAGTTCTGAGCTGATTCATCATTGGAACCACCGAACCCGAGAGCGCTCTTCTGTCCGTCGGCCTGTTTCGCCATCTTCCGGAACAGCGCATTCGACAAATCATGGAGATCACGCCAAACTGCCATCGGAGGCAACGGAAGCAAGTTTCCCGGAACATCCGAGAACCCGAGCTTCACATACGGCCCGCGCTCCGCACCCTCCCAGTCCGTATCGCGAAGAAGTCGCTTCTCTTTGACTGCATACGTGATCACAACGCCGTCCCCTGGAATCCACACATCGCGCAACCAGACACGCTTCTTGTAGGAAGTTGCTGTGCCGGACCGCGATATGCTGCCAGCTTTCGTCTCCCCGTGTTCGCCCATGTCGGTGTCATCGTCATGCTGCAAATCAGCCTTGAGCTTCTTGGGGAAAAGATCCGACTCCATGATCTCCTCGAACGTAAGCCAGTAGTCGTTGCCCTCGTACTGAATCGTGTCGATGTGCTTCGCAGTCATGTCAAGGAAGTAGTCGTCCAGTGTCACGACATCAACAAACGTTTCCCCGGCACTACGACCGATCAGGTCTCCAGCCGAATGCAAGCCGATCTTCACGATACCGAAGGCAAACAGGGCCTCGGTCACAACCCGCCTGAGTGTATCGGCAAGCTTAATCTGATCCGGTATCAAATTCAACGCAAGTTCGAGATTCGCGGCTACCGGCCTCATCTTTGGATCTACCGTAGTGATGAGCACGCGCGGCGCACGGGCCGCAAGCTGCCTGACGTAGATGTCAACGGCAAGCTTGTCCATGTTCACGGGAACAATGTGATTTGCACCTCCCTCCATGTAGTGATATCCGCACATCTCCTGGACGGCAGAGACTCGCTTCTCGCGAGGGAATAATAGCTGCTTCTCCGACCAGTCAATGGAATCAGTCAGACTCAGGAAAAGCTTCTGTGACATCACCATCTATCTGTCCTTTTTGAAATTACCAACCTTCACCTAGTTCCCTGCCACTTGGTTTCTTCGCTGCTTCGCGCATCTGATTCCGCCAAGCAAGCGAACCGACCGGAATTTCCGGCTCGGGAGCGCGCTCCGGCTTGACGGCAGTCTCATGCACGCCCTTCCAAGCGAGTGCATCCGCAGTCACCCTATCACCGTGATTTGACTTCGCACCAGATGGGTCTTCCTTATTCGCCGACCTTGCATGAATCACCGCACCGGATGGACTAAACACGTATTCGAGAGTTTCCTCAAGGGCCACGCGCGACCTGTTGATGTATCGCTTACCCTCGACAGCAGCACGGTAATCCCCTAATAACGACACCTTCCCTTCCGTGGTGGCAGCATACCCCGGGATGTCAGAGACTTTCCTCGTGATTGTCGCATCGTTCCTTCGGAGGTAGATGTTACCGTACTGAAGCTCCGTGACGCGACTCCCGAACTGACGCCCTGGACCGCCAGACTCCCAGATCAGGAACGGCTCATGGCCCTTAACGCCCTTGAACCATCGACATAAGGCAACGGCAATGTAGGCAAACTTCTCCGGCCTGGCGAATGGGGACGCGAACTCAAAGACCTTCTCGTGCAATACCATGTCAATCCCGGCCAGGCATGAGTTCGACGCTCCAGTGCCCGCAGACACGTCACCGCCAACAGAGAGGCGATTGGACACCATTGGCTTACCGCTGGCACTCACCATGCACCAGAGCTTCAGACGGCCCTCTGGGTCCTCTCTGAACCTGATCGGCTCAGCCGTCACTTCATCGTACTCAAGGTCGCCTACGACGAACGGCGGCCTCGCAAACGCATCGATGACCTCTTGAATCTTGTCGGGACTGAAAAACTGGTGGCCACTTCCCTCATAGTCAATGTCAAGCTGCTCGGCAATCTCACGGGCAGAACCCGCACGGTCACACTGATCGGCATACCAGGGAGACCTCCGCTTACCATCCGGGAGTGGAACCTCCCTGTCGGTGATCATCCTGTCGTACTCGATCATCAGCCCGGTCGGATCATCGTAGTTCGTCCAGTATTCCTTATCGAGCACGACAAACTCGCCACCCTCTCGCGTATAGAGGCCGGCAGCCTTCAGCGGATGAGCAGTCCAGTGGAGTCGGATCTTGTCAATGCGCGTGAGTTTCATCTTGTAGAAGGCATTGTTCGTGCCTTCTGGCGTCGAGTTGAAGATGCGGCAATCCGTTGCGTCCCTCGTTGCGGACAGGACACTCTCGCCTTGCTCGACGGCCGCGAACTCATCGAGTACAATCGCGGTACGGCGGTCGCCACGGGCCACGCGCTTGTTCGTCGACTCCCCATCAATGACCGACCCGTTCTCTGGATTCTCCGCGTGCATATTCCGGCGATGGATATTCTTGCTGTATCCTGCCGGCTGTAGCCATCTCGGGAGATTGTCGACCAAGTAGTCGAACTTCCAGAACATCGCCTTCGGGTTTCCTGGCTTGTCGACGTACTCCTCGACGCGGGACACAAGCAGGAACGAGTTCAGCGGATGGAATAGCCAGTACCATGCAATCGCAGAAATGCACAGCCACGACGCGCCCATGTCGCGGGACTTCTCGATCAGGAGATCGCGCTTGTCGATATGATCGATCAACTCCAGAAAGGTCTCGTCCTGGAAGTCTTCATAGAGAATGAACGGAACCTTCCGGAATGGCTTCCTACCGATGGGCGTCTTGCCCCGCGGATTGTAAGTCCAACCGAAGCCGTTCATGAAGAAGATGGGGTCCTGCGCGCACGCATCGCGTATGACGCCCTTGAAGGCGACATCTTCGATGACGCGCCGATGCACCCTGGCGCGCCACTTCAGGTTGTCTACCACGCCCCTAGGGACTTGATATTGAAATGGAGTTTTCAATCCTCATTTGCGCTTCCTCTCTCTTCACTCGTCAGTGTCGTCTGCTAGCGTCTTCAAGAAGCCATCGATTTCGCCAATCGCTCTCTCTGAAGTCAACCGATCTGGCTCATCCTTGTTGCCGGTCTTCGACTCGATCGACGTGAAACGTGCGAGGAACGTCTCGGGGGACGACTTCGCCTGCTCATAGAGGAAGTACGCAGCATCATTCGGACACGACGCAGGCTCTACGCCAGTTCGCGAAAACTCGCCGGCCGCTGCGATAGCCCACGAAAGGTTCTGCTTATGGTTCTGCTCGATTCCTTCACTTTTCATCTTGCCTTTCGCCACGGAATCAAGTAGCCTCTGATGCTTGTACTGAGTGGCTGCCGGATGCGAATCAGGGAACCGATCGAACTCCTCTACGTCGTATCTCAAGAACAGCTTCCAGCACTTGCGCTGCTCCTTAGTTGCCTGCACGATCGCCGCGCCATACGACAGCCTATGCTGCTTCCTGTACTCGTCGACGCGATCCTTCCATGCGAAGTAAAGCGGATGCGTCTCATCCTCGCCGCTCTCTTCCTGCCAAAGTAAACTGCGCACGGCAGACGCAAACTTGCGAAGATTCTTGTCACGAATCGCGCCGACCTCCCTGTCGGCAGACGTGACACCCCTGTCTTGCAGCATTCGGCTCATGTACCCGTCGGTGATACCGAACTCATTCGCTAAGTCCTTGACCGGCTCACCGCACTTATGCCGCTCGATAATCTCCGGCCAGCGTCCAGCCGGAACCGAAGGAGGCTGATTAGAACCCCTTCTCCCACCCATCGCGCAGCTCTCCTATCCGCTGACCATTACGTCGTTCAGGTAATCCTCGAAACCATCGTACCAATCCATGAGATCAACGAACTCGATACTAACGCTCGGGCCCATGTGCGGCTCGAAGACAATCGGAATCCCGTGGAGTGTCGTTTGCGACGGCACCGGGGGATCACTTACCAAGATGTTCTCGTGAATCCAATCCTCGACGGCGGCGCCGAGTTCTTCACGCGAATCCATAGCCAGAATGACATGCAGCTCATCCCAGGCATCCTGATCGGGATACTTGACGCAGCATTCGCCATGATCAAGATCGCAAATCTCGTCAGTTATGTCGGTAACAGTGACGAGATGCTGTAACGCCGGATAAATGTAAGTCTCACTGTTGAACATGCACGCCCGCAAGTCATGAACTTGCACGTCGAGGACGGTCGGATCGTCCGGGAATTGGATCTCGAATTGTCGCTTCATAGTTCTCTCCTCTAGTCAGTTCTCTCCTTGAGCGGGAGTCGAACCCGCACGCCGTTTCCAACCACCGGCTGTTACGCCGACTATGTCTACATTTCACCATGAGGTCGCTGTTTCTCATCTTACCACAAGATCGTCGACTTGTCCAGAAAATTCCAGAAGGATTCACGAAATTCCTGATCAGGAGTCCGGACAAGCAGTCCAAGTGAGACGGGCCGCACTATCAGAAGAAACGATCGTCGTTTGTGACGATGGGCCCCGGACATCCGGCCACTGTCCGGATTCAGAGTGAGTGGTTCTGGGCCCCCCGCGTCTCATTACGGATCGATCTAGTGTATCACTATTCTTAGTAATGAGACGTATCGCGTAGCGTATAGCATACATTAGTCCCCTAAAGGTACGTGGGCCCCCCTCATGTGTACGGATTGGGCCCCTATTCTCGTGATTCGGGGTACGATTTGGTACGTTTTGGTGCGTTGGGGGAGGCTGGGTAAGTGGTACGAGGAGGCGCAGGCGTCCGATCCGGGATTCCGATTATGACGATTGTAGGGGCCCCCCGGTGGGCAAATGGTCGTTATAACCCTCACAACCCGCAAGGTCACGCTTGCATGGCGCATGACGCCACCTCATGTACCACATGCCACGCACCCACTACGATGCAGGGTAGAGGGGGGGAATGCCATACCCCCATAAGAGTGAGATCACAATGATGGCGCTGTTGAAATCAATCTGATGACAGGGTGTAGCCCCCACCTAAACAGCCTCCACAATCACACCCCACAACTGGTAGGTACACCCACCCACCCATAGGTCATGTGTCACACATGTCAGCGCCTCACTACATTTGTTTCAGAAAAGGAGTAGGTATGGGGGGTAATGTCAGGAAAAGTAGTGAGAGCGCTGAAATGTGTGACACCTACACACACCACACACACACACACTACTATACAAGCATATCTATCTTACTCACCCCCCATTTAGTGTCACCAAGTGTCACACAAGTGTCACACAAGTGTCACCGGCCTCATAACCACTACAATCGGTTATAACGATCGTATCATCCCAAGTGTCACCAAGTGTCACCAAGTGTCAGCGCGAAATGTGTGACACTGAATAATCGGAATAAATAAGACAGTCACTACAATCGTCATATCCGGCCTTCTTTAGATTCTATCGTTGACACGATTTATCGCCAATGCTATACTGTTACTACTGCATTGGACTGTTCGATTACCCAACTGCTACCACAACGAGGAGAATGACGTGTCAGCCCAACATCCGCTCATGCCGTGTATCACTCCTAGGTGTACTAACAATGCCAAGACGAGGGGGTTGTGTGGCTCTTGCTACGCTGCTGCTGCAAAGGCAGTCAAGCGTGGTGAGGCAACATGGGAATACCTCCAGGGTCTTGATCCGCCGCTTGCCTTGCCCATCAGGCGGAAGTCCGGCCGGTTGCCAAGCCCGTTCGGTGCTGCACTCGCCCATGCGGTCAAGGCTACTCCGCCCACTGTGCAGCCCATAGAGCATCCGCCGGCCGATACGCCTGATCCCACTGTCGAACCACTGCAAGCCGCACATGCCGCCACAGACGGCCCAGAATCGCCCGTTGCGCCGGTTGTCCCGACGGTCGATCGCGCCGCAGAACGCAAAGCCGCCAAAGAGCGCTCCGTAGCCCGTAGAGCTATCCCAACGGAGATTGCGATTCCAGATCCCGCTGTCAAGCCCATGCCTATTGCAGATCCCATCGGCCCGGCTGCACCCGTCGATGCGCCCCCTCCAACTCTACCTTGGCAGCAGTAACCCTCACCATTGGACTGCTACTCCAGCCCCTTGCCATGCAGGGGGCTTTTTTCGTTACAATGGGGGGCATGTAAGCGGCGATCTAGCAGCCGCTCTGCGCCGTCCCCCCACCAACGGGCCAATCTGGCCATACAATCGGACTATGATCTTGCCAATTCTTGGCAATATCGCCCATATTCGGTCGTAAACCGTTATTCGGGGCGTACTTACGTTGATTCGACTATTTCTGGTGTTTCGCTTGACGCTTGGCATTTTATGGGATATGCTTGAATTGTTCGGACCAAACACCCCACTGGAGCGAAACCATGAAAACGGCAGTCAAGACAAACCGCAAGCGTCTCCTGTCTGAAATCCAACTGGACAAGCAACGCTTAGAACAATCTCCGCTTCACCTGAATGGAATGCGCTCCATGATTATTCGCCACTTGCGTAGTCTTGAGGCACAGCTAGACCAATGCAACCATTTCCTCAGAAGTCTCTAGGGGATACGATGCCTGATGGCAAGCGTAGACGCAGAACGCGAGACAAGGCGAGACAGCGATGGTATGCCTACCATCGCACCGTACGCTTCAACAAACGTTTTGGACTATCCTGAAGGGGAAATCATGTCAGTTGACTATTGCGAAAACGGGGATTTCGTAGACTCACCGCTCTGGTGGCACAAACTCGGCTTGTCGCAAACTGCCAGCGGGTATGGGGGCAAGCTTACTTCTCGTTACAAGACACAATTCAACGGGCGTCTGTATCGCGTTTACGTCATGTGCTACGGTAACGCTGGGTCTGCTTACATTATCGTCAAGGGGGTCCGATTGTTCCTACGCAATAGTCAGAATTGACAAGTAGGCTAGCTTTACCACTCACAAGATCACACAAACCG